CCGTGAATATCGCAGGCCCGTGCGTGGCCAGTGTGCGGCAGGTGGTGCTCGCGCTGGCCGAGCGGGCGGGTGTACCAGCGCACGCTGCGGTGGTGGACAGCCGCGACCGGCCCGGCCAAGACCGGGCCTACAGCGTGACCGGCAACTATCTGCGCCGGCTGGGCTGGGAGGCGCGCGAGCGCCTGCTGGACCCGCAGCACCTTGACAGGCTGCTGGCTGCCTACCGTGGCAGCGACGTGCAGCTGGCACCATACGTGGAGGCGCCGTGAGCCAGAACGACGTGGTGGGCCTCGTGCCTACCCTGGACCTGCTGACCCTCGCGCAGCCCGGCCTGCACTATGCGCGGCACGTGCTGCTGGCCGACCAGCAGCACGGTGCGCCGCTGCCGCCTGTGGGGCGCGGCAAGGCCGTCGCCGCACGCCACGGCTACCGGGCGCAGGTGGGGCGGGCCAGCCTGCTGGCGGGTGCCGAGCCGTACCTGCTGCGCGCGCTGGCGGGCGGCGACCTGCGGGCGGCGGTGGTGCTGCTGGTGTACGGCGACGCGCCGGCCCTGCGGGATGCAGCGCAGCAGCTGGCCTCGCACCACGAGGTGCACGTGGCCCAGGTGGGCGGTGCCGCGCTGCGCGTGGTGGTGTCCGACGCGGCGCAGGTGGCGGTGCAGGTGCAGGGGCCGACCGGGTGGCACGCCCTGCAGACCCTACAGAGGCCCGCAGGGGCGCCACAGGGCGCGCCGGCACCGCAGGCCGAGGTGCAGGCCGCCCCGGAGGCTACGGCGCGCCCTGGAGCGCCTGGGGCGCCCGTAGCGCATGACGTGCCCGGCCAGCTGGCGGCACCACCCGACGAGATACTGCTGCCGCCCGAGGGGCCGGATGGCGACGCCGCCAGCGGCAGCGACAGCGACACCACCGCAGAACAGGCCGAGCAGGCCGAGGATTGACCATGCACAGCACTGTGATGGACTGGCTGCAGGGGCTGCGCCTTGCGCATCCCGCACTGTTCGCGCCGGGTGTGCGGGTGCTGGAGTACGGCAGCCGCGACATCAACGGCAGCCCGCGCCGGCTGTTCCCGGCCCCGTCGTTCTACCTGGGCATCGACGCCTATGCGGGCGCTGGCGTGGACGTGGTGGGCATCGCCCACGAGCACCCGCCCGAGGGCGGCCCCGTGGACGTGGTGGTATCGACGGAGATGCTGGAGCACGACCCGTTCTGGCAGCAGACCCTGCAGGCGGCGGCGGCGCACCTGCGGCCCGGCGGGCTGCTGGCGTTCAGCTGCGCCAGCCGGGCGCGCCCCGAGCACCATCTGGAGGACAGCCCGACGCCCGGCTACTATGGGGGCCGCGACCCCGACGAGATGCTGGCCGTGCTGCGCGCTGCCTGCGGGTGGGCCACGCTGCACGGGCGCCTGGAGCGCGGCGGGCTGGATACGTTCGTGTGGGGCGTCAAGGCATGAGCATCGTAACCAGCAGCGCCAGCAGGTTCTGGACGTTCGCACGGCGCACCGCGTTCGTGCTGGTGGCTGCACCTGCCGCTGCCAGCATGACGCCGACCCGCGCGCTGCTGGGGCAGGCATATCTGCAGGTGACGGTGGCAGGCGGCACCAGCGGCACAGGCACCGTGCAGGTGTCCGGCACCGCACCGGGCGGTGCGGCGCAGAGCGAGACGCTGACGTTTTCCGGCCCTGGCACGCAGGTCACGGCCAAGCGGTACGCCACGCTCGCCAGCGTGGCCACGACCGGGCTGGCGAACGAGGCCAGCGTGCCCACCGTCGCCGTGCAGGCGGTGAGCGCGGACGGGACGCCGCAGCTGGTGCAGGTGCAGGTGGCCAGCGACCGCCCCGTGGTGGTCGGCTACGGTGGCCCGCTGGACTACCCGGCGGCCACGCAGGGCACGCACGAGCTGGACAGCGCCGTGGTGCTGGTGGACTACGAGGACACCTGGGCGCCGCGCGTGGACGACCTGTGCACCGAGGCGGCCACGGGCGAGGTGTGGCTGGTGCGCGGCGTGCGCGAGGTGCGCGTGGGCTACGGCGTGCGCCCGCATCACTGGCACCTGCGGTGCACGCGCTACGACACGTGAGCTGAAACGCCAGCGGGCCGCCCGGCTGGTGTGCTGAGCGGCCCGCAGTGCCCGCAGGGCGCGGCTATTCCTCGCGCCACCCGAGCGCCTTCCACAGCGCCTCGCCGCTCCAGCCGATGCGGGTGGTGTCCTTGACCTCGTGGTGGTGCTGCGCGTTGAACGCGATGCCGCGCACTTTGTAGAAGCCCTTGACGCGGCTGTGGCGCACCGTCACCTGCCCGAGCGGCTCGCCATCCGGCTCGGTGGCGACGTCCAGCTCGAACTGGCGGGTGGCCTCGCGGTTCACGTTCGTTTCCCAGTCACCACCGTAGATGCCCACCACGTGCAGCCCCTTCGCGTGGATGCGCTGCACCACACGGGCGAGCAGGGCGTTCGGGGTGTCGTCGATGATGGTGGTGTTCGGGGCGTTGATGGTGGTGCCGTTGATGGTGGTCGTTTCGGTCACGGTGTGCTCCTGTGCTGCCTGCGCAGCGGCTGCTGACAACCCTACACTAACCGCGACGCGGTTACGCGCAAGCGGTGGCGTGGACTTTTTTCTAACTTTCGCAACCACACAGGATGAACCGCAGTTCCCGCTGGTAAGGCGGCGCGATACGGTGCTGCACCCACACACGCCCAGGAGGCGGGGAGCCAGCATGAACCACGACGACGCCAACAACGCCATCATCATCGTGCCCACGATGGGCCGCCCCGACCTCGTGCTGCCGTGCGTGCAGCGGCTGGTCAGCTGCACGCAGGTTGACCGCTGGCGCCTGATGCTGGTGGTGAACCCGCTGCCGCAGGCGCTGGAGGACGGCACCATCGAGGCGCTGCACCAGCAGGTGTCGGCGCTGGTGCAGCTGGCGAACGCGACCAGCCCGCAGCAGGTGGAGCTGCAGTGGGTGCAGCTGCCCGGCCCCGTTGGCTGGACGGGCGCGGTGAACGCTGGCGTCCAGGCGGCGCTGCAGCACGGTGGGCTGCCGCCTGCGGTGGTGGTGATGAACGACGACGTGCGCGTGACGCCGAGCTGGCTGCACCGGCTGCACGGCGCGCTCACCAGCCCCGACATCAAGCTGCAGGGCGAGGTGGCCGGCTACGGCCTGCAGGCGCCTGCACACCCGGTCGCCGGGTACGGTCGGATCGGTATGGTCGGCCCCGTGTCCAACGTGGTGGCGGGGATGCAGCAGGTGCGCGCGCCTGACGTGAAGCTGCCCACCGGCAGCGCCTTCACCGCCGACGCCGACGCCATGCTGGACCAGTTCGCCGGCAGCTACGCAGAGCAGAACGGGTGGACCCCGATGGCGGCCAGCTTCCTGTCCGGGCTGTGCGTGCTGTACGACCGCGAGTGCCTGCTGCAGCTGCTGGAGCAGCACGACGGGCGTATCTGCCTCGTGCGCCCGCAGTACGGCGTGGGCGGGTACGACGACAACGACATCGCGGCGCGCGCGCAGCTGCTGGGCTGGCGTATGGCCATCGCGACGAACTGCTACGTGCACCACCTGGGGCACCAGACGCTGGACAGCGTGTTCCCCGAGGCGCAGCGCGGGCTGGCCAACCTGCCGACCTACCTGCGCACCTGGGAAGCCTACACCAGCCGGGAGCAGCGGCTGGTGGCGGTGTGGCGTGTGCGGCTGCACGTACCGAACGACCTCGCCATGCTGCGCGCCAGCCTGGGCCGCACCAGCCAGCTGGTGGACGGCATGGCCATCCTGCTCACCGGGAACCCCGCCGACGTGCTGGCCAGCCCTGAGTGGCAGGCTGGCATGATGCCGCCCGCCGAGCAGGCGCTGCTGGATGCGTGCCAGGGTGCCACGCTGGACGCGCAGGCAGATGCGCTGCAGCGATACGCCAGCGAGCTGGCGCAGGCCAGCGCAGGGCGCGAGGTGCCCGTGCTGGTGCGCGGGTGGGCTGGCGAGTGGAACGAGCGCGACGAGCGCAACGCGGCGATCCGCCTGGGCCTGCAGCTGGCCCCGGACTGGATGATGTCCGTGGACCACGACGAGGTGGTGGAGGACCGCGTTGACCGCGAACTGCTGCGGAAGTGGATGCGGCACCCTGACCCGCTGGTCACACACTACGACGTGGGCTGGGCGAATCACTGGGACAGCCCGCGCCTGTGCCGCGTGGACGTGCCCTGGTGCGGCCCCGACTATCGCAGCTCGATGCGTGGGTTCCGCCTGTGGCGCGTGACGCACCCGAGCGTGCAGCAGGTGCAGGCGGGCAACGCCATCGGCCTGCACTGCGGCAACGTCCCCGACGCGGGCGAGAACGCCAAGCGCGTGGCGGCGCTGCGGTTCCGTCACTACGGCTACCTGCGCCACGCCGACCGGCTGCGCAAGTTCCGGTTCTACCGCGAGAAGGACGCACAGCCTGACAGTGTGCTCACGCAAGGCCGCACCAGTGGCGGCGGCGGGTACGACCACCTCGTGCGCGAGGAGGGGATGCAGCTGGCCCCGTGGCAGCCCGACAACGGCATCGGGTTCACGATGCTGTGGCACGCTGGCGAGCAGCTGTTCGACCTGCACCGCCACCTTGACAGCGTGTATGCGCTGGCCGACCACGTGGTGCTGGTTTGGACTGGCCCGGAGGGCACCGCACCCAGCGCCGACGTGCAGTACGTGGCGGCGCGCTACGGCGCCGAATGGGTGTACCAGCCGCTGAACGACGACCTGGGCACGGCGCGGAACGCGGGCGTGGACCGGCTGCGCGCGCACGGGTGCGCGTGGTGCCTCGTGATGGACCCTGACGAGCAGTACGAGAGCACGTTCCTGGCCACGGTGGCGCTGCGCCGGATGGTGGAGGTGACGGACAGCTGGGCGTGGATGTTCCGGTTCCGTAACTGGCGCGCCGACGGGCAGTGGAACTGGAGCGAGAACACCCGGCTTTTCCGGCTCGCTGGCGGCATTTTGCGGTTCAGCTTCCGCGTCCACGAGACGCTGGAGCAGGGCATGGCCGAACTGGGGCGGCGCGGCATTCACCCGCAGGTGCGCTATGCCCCGTTCACGGTGGACCACCGTGGGCTGGCCGGCGGACCTGATGCGATGCAGGGCAAGCTGGAGCGGTACACGCGCCTGCTGGTGAGGCAGCTGCAGGACCACCCGGCCAGCCCTGGCGCGTGGGTTAGCCTGGGCCTGCAGTACGGCAACGACGGGCGGCGGGCCGAGCAGTGGGAGTGCTACGAGGCGGCGATGCGCTGCGCCGGCAACGGTTACCTGCCGTTCCGCGAGGCCGCGCTCTACCACCTGCGGGCGGCCCGCCTGCTGGTGGGCGAGGCCCAGCGCCGGCTGGCACCCGCGCACACCCTGGCCCCGCAGGTGGAGGCGATGCACGGGTGGCTGCGCGAGCACGCGCCCGACCAGCCCGTGCTGGGAGCGGGGCGGACGGCGGTGCCTGACGGCGTGGACCTGTATGCCCTGCTGTATGCGCTGGACGAGCTGCTGCAGGCGCCGCATACTGGCGACGGGGGCTGACGCATGGCGCGCGACAAGACCAGCGTGGTGGGCATCGAGGCGACGGTGATCAACCTGCGCCAGCTGTCCGACCGGGTGCTGCGCGAAGCGGCAGGCCGCGCGATGGGCAAGGCGGGCGAGGTCGCCAAGGGTGCGGTCTACGCCAACCTCACGCGCACCGACCACACGCTCGCGCAGCTGCGGCGCATGGATCACCCGTATGCCAAGCGGCACGGGGCGATCCGCGTGCACCCTGGCGAAACGCACGTGGTGCACACCCGCACCGGGCGCATGGCCAGCGCGCTGCGCGGCGAGGTCAAGTTCCGGGCTGGCGGCGCTGGTGGTGGCAGCCGCCCGTTCTACCGGCTGGGCTGGTGGGACAACGTGCCGCCGCACGTGCGGTGGGTGGTGGAGGGCACGCGCGTCATGCTGCCGCGTGACGTGCTGTGGGCTACCGTCAGCGCGCCGCACGTGCGGCCCGCCATGCTGCGGGCGTTCGTGCTGGTCATGGGTGCCGAGCTACGCACGCAGGCCGGCATCCGTTTCGGTGGTGGAGGCCCCGATGCCGCTTAGCCCCGCACCCAGCATCGAGCAGCTGAAGCTGCTGCTCCGTTCGCACCTGCTGGCAGACGCTGGCGTCGCTGCACTGGTGGGCGGCCACATCCACGGCGCGCACATTCAGACGCCCGACGACCGCACGGTGGAATACCCGCTGGTGGTGCTGGACGTGGTGGCGGGCCGCATCAGCCCGACCAGCACGTACCAGCTCGCCACGGTGGACGTGTACGCCTACAGCCGCGACAGCGGCGGCGAGGCGCTGCGCATCTACGATGCCTGCACCGTGGCCCTGCAGCACCAGCTGCTGCGCCGGGACGGCATCCCGGTCGCCGGGTATTGCGTGGAGAGCGAGCGCCCCGACCAGGGCTGGAACGAGGTGGCCCGTGCGTACTACGCGCGCGGGCAGTGGGCGGTGCGCACCGGCTACAGGAGCGGACAGTGAGAACACAGGACTGGACAGCAGGAAACGCACCCGCCGGGCCAGCACTGCGCCTGCGGTGCCAGTGTGGCGGCGACCTGGGCAGGCTGCCGGGCACGGCCACGGTGGGCCGAGCGCGCGGCGCAGGCACCAACGACGCCACGCTGTGCTGCGGCACGTGTGGCCGCAGCGTGCGGCTGGAGGTGCGGCATGGCCCTGCAGACCGTTGAGGCGCGCCTGCAGCGCCTGGAGGTCGCACTGCACGAGCTGGACACGGCGCTGCAGGCGCTGACCGGGCAGCTGGCTGTGGTGGCAGCAGCAGGTGCTGGCAGCGGCGGCGACGACGACGCCACGACCACGATGCGCGACACCGTGTGGAGCTGCACCAGCTGCGCCGCCCGGCTGGGCATCTACGACGAGCGGGCCGACGAGCTGCGGGTGCGGTACAAGGACTTCATCTGCTACGTGCGCCCTGGCGCGGGCGGCACGGTGGAGGTGCCCTGCCGGCGCTGCGGGCAGCGCAACCGGCTGGAGGACAGCCGCCGCCCGTAGACCGCCGCGCTGCTGCGTGATACCCTGGGCAGGTCCGCAGGAGACGCCGGAAGGCGCAGCGGTGCCACACACGCAAAAGCCAGGAGGCACCCGTGCCGTTCAACGTCCCTACCGTCACCACCAACGACATCAGCTTCGGCCCTGCCGTGCTCTACCTGGGCGTCGCTGGCGCCACGCCCACCGTGGACGTGGGCAGCATCACCGAGGACGGTGTGAGCATCGAGATCACCAGCGAAAAGCGGTACATCTCCCAGGGCAACCCCAAGATCCCGGTCTACAACTTTTCGCAGACCCAGGGTGCCAAGCTCACCGTCACCGGCATCGAGTGGAACTTCGACAATTTTGCGCGGGCGATGGGTGCCGGCACCACCACCGTTTCCGGCAGCGCGGAGACGTTCAGCTTCGGTGGCGACCCGATCGTGACGCAGTGCGCCCTGCACGTGCAGCATTACATGGCTGTCACCGGCAACACGATGAACGTGTACCTGTGGAAAGCCACGTCGGACATGGGGCTGAACCTGCCGCTGGGCCAGGATGAGCACCAGTTCGAGTATTCCTACACCGCGCTCCGCTCCGCGACCGACTGGAACGGGAACGCCCTGGCGCCGCGCGTGCAGCTGCTCAAGATCGAGCGCCAGCTCTGACCCTGACAGGCGGGTAACGGCGCGGCGGGTGCGCAGCCCGCTGCGCCGTTCGTGCGTGTGGGCGCTCCAGCGTGATACAGTGCGCCCGACGCCCACCACGAGGTGCCTATGCCCGACCAGACCGACACCCAGCCCGCCGCCGACTTCACCCACCAGCTGTCCGCCCTGCTGGACAAGCTGGTGCCGCCCGAGCAGGTGCAGGTGCGCACCGTGGACGGGCAGCAGGTAACCCTGCCCGGCGCAATCCCTGCGCGCCGTCAGGTGCAGGTGTTCCGCCACATCAAGACGCTGGCCGAGCTGCCGCAGCTGGGCAACGCCATCGGGCTGGTGCGCGGCACTGGCACCGCAGGGCTGGTGGACGCGGTGGTGCAGCTGGCCACCGACGAGCAGGTGGCCGACCTGCTGGGCAAGGCATTCACGGCAGCGTACCCCGAGGCGCTGCAGGGGCGTGACCCGCTGGACGTGCTGCCGATCGAGGAGCTGGCTGTGTCCCTCGTCCCTTTTTCGGAGCGGTTCGTGCGGAGGCTGGGGCAGGGAGTGCAGGTGCTGGCCGCAGGGGCGGCGGTGGTGAAGCCCGCCTAACGATTGACCAGCTGGAGCAGGGGCTGGGGATGCTGTGGGCGTCCGGCTGGACGCTGGACGACGTGCTGGGCCTGTCGTGGCAGCAGCTGCACGTGGTGACGCGCTGCGTGGTGGCCTACAAAGCCGAGCAGGCGAACATCGTGCTGCAGGCTGTCAGCACTGCGCTGGGCGGCAAGGTCAAGAAGCCCGCCCGCGCCCGCGCGGCTACAGCGCCGGCACAGGCCGACACTGCACCCACCAGCGCGGCGCCGCAGGGCGACGTGGCCACACGGCTGGCCGCGCTGGGCCTGCCCGTTGACGTGGTGTAGCCCGCGCGCCCCGTGTAGCGCGCCGCCGCGATACGATGCGGCAGGAGCGGAGCATGGCGAGCACCATCGGCAAGCTACTGGTGGAGCTGGGGCTGGAGGACAGCCAGTTCCGTGGCGGCATCAAGGGGGCAACCGCCGCCCTGGAGCAGCTGCAGGCCACGGGGCGCAGCTTCGCGCAGACGATGGACGGCGTGGTGGCGGGTTCCGTCGCCGGCCTGGGCGCCGCGCTGGCTGCGTTCGGCGTCAAGACCGTGCAGACCGGAAGCGACTTTGAGGCGGCGTTCACGAAGGTAGGCGCGCTGGCTGGCGCCACCACGACCGAGATGGCCGCGCTGGAGAAGAAGGCCCGCGAGCTGGGGGCCACGACCAAGTATTCGGCCACCGAGAGCGCCGTGGCGATGCAGGAGCTGGCAGCTGCCGGCCTGTCGCCTGCGCAGATCCTGACCGCCACGCAGCCGGCCCTGCTGCTGGCCGCCGCAGCGGGCACCGACCTCGCCACCAGCACCGGCCTGATGGCGTCCACGTTCGCGCAGTTCGGCCTGGAGGCCACCGACGCCACCCGCGTCGCGGACGTGTTCAGCACCGCGATGAACAACAGCCTGCTGGACGTTTCCAGCTTGACGGAGGCCATGAAGTACGCCGGCACCGCTGGCGCCGGCTTCGGCATGTCGCTGGAGCAGACCACGGCTGCGGTGTCGCTGTTCCGCGACCTGGGCCTGGAAGGCAGCATGGCGGGCACGAACTTCCGCAGCGCGCTGGAGGCGGTGTCTGACGTAACGGACAAGGCCGAGGGTGTGCTGGCCAAGTACGGCATCACCGTGCAGCAGGTGAACCCCGAGCTGCACAGCTTCGCCGAGATCATGGAAACGGTGGGCAAGGCCAGCATCACCACCAGCGACGCGATCGCAGTGTTCGGCAGCCGCAGCGGCGCCAACGTGGCACAGATTGCGCGGGCGTTCGCGGACGGCTCGACTAACTATTACTCGCTGCTGGACGCGATGCAGGAGGCAACGGGTAGCACGCAGCAGCTCTACGACACAATGACGAACACGGTTAGCGCCCGCTTGGAGCAGGTGTCTGGCGCGACCGAGGAACTTATGCTGTCGGTGTTCGACAGCTTCAAGGGGCCGCTCGCCGGCCTGCTGGACGAGGTGGCCGCCACAGTGGCATACGTGGCCGCGCAGTTCGGGCGGCTGTCCGGCAGCGGCGCCGACTTTTCCGCGCTGCTGGTGCAAGTCACCGACTACCTGCGCGCCAACCGGCAGGCCATCGCTGTCGGGTTCGCGGACCTTGCCAGCACGGTGGTCGAGCTGCTGGGCCTGTTCGTGCGGTGGCTGCCGGCGATTGTGGCGGTCGGAAAAGCCATGCTCGCCGTGTGGGTGGCAGACCGTGTGCGGACGTTCGTGGTGGCGGTGCAGGGCGGCATCACGGCGCTGAGCGGCATGGCCGGCGGCATCCGCGCAGTGATGACGGCGCTGACCGCAGCCACGGGCGGCATCTACGCTGTGGTGGCGGCGGTGGGCACGCTTGTCGCTGCGCTCATCTACTTCACCACCACCAGCGCCGCCGCCGAGGCGCAGGCCGAACGGCTGCGCGCTGCCGAGGCCCAGCTGGCGGCAGAGCAGGACGCGCGAGCCGCCACGCAACGCGCGGCAGCTGATGCGCTGGCCCAGCAGCAGGCGGTGCGCCTGTCGCAGCTGGAGCTGCAGCTGCAGGCCGAGGGCGCGCTGAACGGCACCCTCGACCAGCAGCTTGCCCGGCTGCAGGCCCTGTCGCCCAGCGCGGTGGAGGCGGGGCTGGCCAGCGGTGAGCTGTTCGCCGCCACGCTGAACGGTACGCAGGTGGTGCTGGACCACGCCACCGCCCTGCAGCTGCAGTATGACGCCACGTCGCAGGCTGAGGGGGCTGCCGGTGCGCTGCGTGCCGCGCAGGGGGCGGCGCAGGCCGAGGTGGCGCGCCTGTCGCGCGAGCTGGACCGCTACAACGCCGCGATCAAGACTTACGACACGTTCACGGCTGCCGGCGGGCAGGCAACGGTGGCGTACAGCACGCAGATCAAGGGGCTGGCCGGCAGCATCGAGGAGGCCCGGCTGCGCGCCGGGGAGCTGGCGCGGCAGGTAGACACCGCGCGCGCCCGCATGGACGGGCTGGCGCAGGGCGCGCAGGTGGCCGCGAACCAGCTGGCCAAGAAGGAGATCGCTGCCACGCTGGCAGCGGGCGCTGCGGGCCGCATGGCGGACGCCGACACCGCTGCAGGTGGTGCAGCCAAGCGCAGCGCCGACGAGGCCGTGCGCGCCTACGAGGCCCGGCTGCGGGCGGTGGAGCGCGTGGAGGACGCCATCGCACGGCGGCAGGCAGGCGCTACGCAGCAGGCGGCCCTGGAGCTGGCGGCGCAGCTGGCCGAGCTGGCGCGGGTGTTCGATGCGGAGGTGAAAGCCTATGGCGCGCAGGCTGCCAAGGTGGCCGCAGCCGAGCGCGAGCGTGCGCGGGTGGTGGCGCTGGTGCGCGCCGATGCGGCCCGGCAGCAGCAGCAGGACCAGCAGGGACTGGTCAACCAGCTGCAGGCCGCACTGCTGGCCGCAGGGCGCACCGCCAGCGAGCGCGAGGCCGCCGAGCTGCAGGCCCGCCGCGACGCGCGCCGGGCTGCCCTGCAGCTGGAGTTCGACCAAGAGCTGGCGCTGTACGAGCGCGGCAGCGCCGAGCGAATGGACGTGCTGGTGCGCTTCCTGCAGGCGCGCACCCTGCTGGAGCAGGTGGAGGCCGCCGAGGCGCAGCAGCGCGTGCGCGAGCGGTACGCCGACATCAACGCCACCATCGAGCAGCTGCAGCTGGAGGACGCGCAGCAGCGCATGAACGCGCTGGACCAGATCGAGCTGGAGCGCCTGCGCGCGCTGGCCGACGCCAGCGAGGCCACCGCCGCCCAGGTGGCCCAGATCAACGCTGTGTATGACCAGCGCATTCTGCGCCAGAAGCAGCAGCTGTCCGACGAGGTGGTGCTGCTCACTGCCGGCGAAAACCGCAAGGTGCTGGAGCTGGAGCGGGAACGCGACGCCATGCTGGCGCGGCTGGGCGAGGACCAGCTGGCCGAGCGTGAGGCGGTGATCGCGTACTACACGCAGGCCATCGCCGACGCCAACGCTGGCGCAGTGGGCGACACCGAGCAGGGTAGCGAGCGCATGGCCGCCGCGCTGCGCACCGTGGCGGGTGCGGCTGCGACTGTGGCCACCGCCATCGGGCGCGGCATCGCTGGCGCCGTGCAGCGTGTCACCGACCTGTTCGCGCAGCTAACCGGATTCTCGTTCGGGCTGCGGGATGCCGTGGCCGCAGCGCAGAGCGGGCTGGCTGAGGCTGCCGACCTGCAGGCGCAGCTGGCCGCTGGCGAGCTGTCGCCCGAGGACTACCAGACCGCGCTGGCCGACCTGCCCGCCACCGCCGCCCAGGGGGCGGCGCAGTACGTGCAGGAGCTGGTGGCTGGCGCGAGCGACCTGCTGGCGACGTTCGTGGACGCCGCGCCCGCTGCCCTGCAGGCGCTGGCCGACGAGCTGCCGGCGCTGGTGGCGCAGTTCGCTGCGGCGCTGCCGCAGCTGGCTGGCTCCCTCGCGGGTGTGGTGGGCCAGCTGGTGCAGGCGCTGGTGGCCGCTGTGCCCGTGGTGGTGCAGGCGCTGGCGGACAGCCTGGGCGTGGTGGTGCAGGCGCTGCTGGAGCAGCTGCCGGCCATTGTGGGCGCGGTGCTGCAGGCGCTGCAGGCCGCGCTGCCTGCGGTGCTGCAGGCGGTGCTGGCCCTGGTGGACCTGCTGCCGGTGCTGGTGGACGCCGTGGCGCGCGCCATCCCGCAGCTGGTGCAGCTGCTCGTGCAGGTGGTGCAGGCGCTGGTGCCTGCGCTGGTGGATGCGGCCATCGCTGTCGTGCAGGTGGTGGTGCAGCAGCTGCCGAGCATCGTGCAGGCCCTGGTCGCGGGTGCGCTGCAGGTGCTGCAGGTGCTGCTGCAGGAGCTGCCCCGGCTGGTGCTGGCCGTGGTGCAGATGATGCCGCAGATTGTCGAGGCGCTGCTGCAGGCGGTCGTTCTGCTGGTGCAGGAGCTGGTGCTGCAGCTGCCCAGCATTATCGAGGCGCTGCTGCTGGCGATAACCGATATCGTGGTCGCCCTGGTCGCCATGCTGCCGCAGCTGATCACCAGCATCGTGACCATGCTGCCGCAGCTGCTGGTGGCGATTATCCGCCTGATCCCTGCTATTATCGGCGGCGTGGCGAACGCGCTGCCACAGATTGTGACGGCGCTGATAGGGCTTATTCCGACGCTGGTGGTGTCGTTTATCACCGAGCTTGTTCCCGCTATTATCAAGGCGCTGCCCACCATTCTGTACGAGGTCACTGTCGGCCTGCTGGTGGCTGTGGGGCAGGCGCTGGTGTCGCTGGGTCAGGGTATCGGGCAGGCCGTGGTGGACGGGCTGCAGGCGCTGGTGCAGTTCTTCCGCGACGTGCTGGCCGAGATTTTCACGCTCGGCAAGGCAGATACAGCCTCGTTCGGCGACACGCCCGGCGCGGTGAAGGCGGGCGCCGAGGGCATGGCCGCCCGGTTCGCACCCGGCGACTACATCATCGCCGCCCAGCGCCCGGCGGACCTGCTGCAGCAGGCCCTGGATGCGATGCAGGGTCAGCTGGCCAACGGGCTGGCGCCAGCTGCGCGCGGCTACCTGCCGGGCGAGCTGGAGGTGCCGGCAGCTGCCGGCCTCGCCAGCGCCATGCTGCAGGCGGCCACGGCCATGACCGCAGGCGCAAGCGCAGGCCCGGCGGCGGGCGCTGGCGCCCAGCAGCTGCGCGTGGTGGTGCAGGCCAACGGGCGCACGCTGGACGAGGCGCTGTTCGCGGCGGAACGGCGTGGTGACGCGCCGAGGCTGCAGCAGGAGCTGCGACGCACTACACTGCGGGCGGGCGTGCACGTCGGGTTCGACCGTGGCAGGTTCACGCCGTAGGAGAGCGCATGGCTATCGTGTGGGCATGGGGATGGGAGGTCCGCGCCAAAATCGCGTCCTACACGAACGGTGCGTGGGCCAGTTCCGGCACGGCAGACCCCGACGAGCGCACCGTGTTCCACCAGCACCCCGGCGGGTACGGTGGCGGCGACACTGCGCTCTCCCTCACAGCGGGCAGCTGGCTGCGCAGCGCCCCGCTGTTTTCCGCACCCAGCGGCGGCGGCGTGAACAGCACCGTGCGCGTGGTGCAGCCGTTCGACGGCGCATCGGCGGTGCCGCTGCTGGCGGTGTACGACACGGGTGGGCTGGAGGTGGTGGGCGTGTACGCTGCAGACACTGCCGCCAGCACGCGCCTCACCGTGAAGCACAACGGCGTCACAGTGGGCACCACCAGCGCAATCCTGCAGCCGAACCAGTGGAAGCGGCTGGCTGCGCGGTGGGCGATTGCGGGCGGAACCGTGACCGTGACCCTGTGGCTGGACGGCGTGCAGGTGCTCAGCCGTTCCACCGCCAAGACCACCGCCGACGCGGTGGATAGCGTTCGCTGGGGCGCGCCCGTCACGGGTGCTGGCGCGGCGGTGTACCACGACCACACGGTGGTCTACGGGTCGTCTGCCGATGCCATCACGGCGCAGACGTGGGTGCAGGGCCTGCGCCCGAACGCCGACGACATCAATGGAACGTGGGTGCCCAGCGGCGCGGCGACGAACTGGCAGGCCCTGGAGGACGCGGCAGATGCCGCGTTCACCGCCACCGCCACCGCCAGCACGGTGCAGGTGAACCTGCAGAACCGCACGGCGGTCAACGCCGCGTGGACCTCGCCTGCGGTGCTGGCCGTGCAGGTGGACGTGGCAGCGGCGGGCGATGGCCTGCTGCCCACCGGCACCGCCGGCATGGCGCTGGGCGGCAGCACGGCGTCGGGCGCTGGCACGGCGATGCCTGCGGGTGGCGGGCTGTGCAGCCTGCTGCGCACCGACAAGCCGGGTGGCAGCGGGTGGGCCGCCGCCGACCTCGATAACCTTGCGCTGCGGTACGGGGCGAGCTGATGGGTGTAACCGCTGCAGGCGGCGTCGCAGCCGTCGTTCACACCGGCACCACGCGCGGCACCGCGTTCGGCGCGGTGGCGTCGGTGGTGTGGGCAGACCGCGACCTGCCAGCAGACCGGGCAGAGCCGCGCGCGTTCCTGCTGACGCAGGACGCTGCCATGCGCAGCAACGTGCTGTCGTCCGCCACCAGCCAGCGCGGCGCGCGGATGGGCACAGCCTACCCGGCATCGTCCAACGAGGGCGACCTGCTGCCGTTCCTCGGGGGCGCGTGGGACACCACACCCGGCACGCCGCAGCCCAGCCCCACAGGGCTGGTGCTGCAGCTGCTGTCCACGGGTGGGCTGTTCGAGGGGGCCGAGTGGGGCTGGCGGTACGAGGCCGACGCCAGCAGCCAGACGCGCGGCGCGCACGACCTGCGCTACCAGCTGCAGGCGCACCACCCGTGGAGCACTGCCAAGGCGGTGGCCGGTCATTATGCGCTGTGCTTCTCGTCGGTGTTCAACCGGGTGGTCGCTGTGCGGCTGCGCAGCGGGACGACGGTGTTCGACATCGCGTACCGCAGCGCCAGCGTGGCAGACCCTGCGACCGGCTACACCACCGCCAGCTATTCGCCGCCTGTGGGGCGGCTGCCCTCCGTGTCCGGCTACAGCGCGATCGTGGAGCTGCCGGACGGCAGCCTGCGGTGGTTCTACAGCTACGTGCCGGACCCTGCAGGTGCGCCTGCGTCCTACGACGTGGACATGCTGACCAGCCAGGACGGTGGCGCCACGTGGCGGCTGGCCACCAGCGGCATCGTGTCGCGCGTGTACGGGCAGACCCATCAGGTGTTCAGCCTGCGCGCCGCTGTGAGCGGCGACTGGCTGCGCCTGGAGCTGTGGCTGGGCAGCACGGCCACGCAGGGCATCGCCAGCCTCTACAGCGCCGACAGGGGCGCAACCTGGGGCGCCTCGGTGACCGAGCCGGATGGCCTGGACGACCTCTCCAACGGCGACAGCTTCAACGCCCAGGAGCTGAACGCCATCGTGGGCCTGGGCACCGTGGACGGCGCGTTCTTCCGTGTGCGTGCCCTGGCGTCGGGAACGTGGCGGTACGAGTTCGCAAGCCGTGACGGCGCCTGGGCGCAGGGTGGGTTCACTGTCGGGCTGCTCCCTGCGGTCGGGAACAGCAAGGCGGTGTTCCTGGCGCGCGGCGGGGCCTATGTCTACCTGCTGGTGCACACCGACAACGGGGCAGGGGCTAACCGTTTCGGGAGCTACAGCTTCCTGATCCCTGTGGACCGGCTGCAGGCTGGGTGGAGCAGCAGCGCGCCGCGTGTGGGGGAGTGGCTGCTGTGGGGCGACGACATCCTCGGGCACACCGGGTCAATGCGCTACGGCCCGAAAGGCGGCACGCTGGCGTGGCTGGGCGACCGGCTGGGCCTGCTGGCGGGTGGTATTGACCGGGAGACGGGCACCGGCTTCGCCGACTGGAAGCCCGGCACGCTTGCATACTGGAGCGGCTACAGCCGCCGCCCGGTGCACCGTGCTGCCAGCGTGCTCACGGACGAGCTGGGCAGCATGTTCACGAACTACTGGTCGGCGCAGTACGGGCCGCCAGCGTATTCTGGCGCGAGCGCGTTCACGCCCTGGGGCGCGTCGTTCGCTGGCACACCGCTGCTCACGTGGGCCACCGACGCCATTCAGATCACCACCGGCACCACCAGCCGGCTGGCGTTCAGCGTGTCGCAGGCCGCTGCGGCGGTCACGCAGTTCATGGGCGATGGCGGCGTGCTGGGCTGGACCACCCGTGCCACCGCAGGGTCGGGCGGAAGCCAGCCGTCTGCCGTGTCCGCGCCCGCCATGCGTGCACCGCGCTGGGGCGCCAGCCTGCAGGCGCTCAGCAGCGCCGGCCTGTCGGTGGCGGTGGGCGTGCACCTGTCCGACGATGGGCGTGTCGGCATCTACGACGTGAATGCCGTGTCTACGCTGTTTCTGTCGCAGCCGGGCGTGCTGGCGGGCATCACCACGGGCACGTGGTACGACTTCCGCGTGGCCCTGGACCAGCAGGGCGGCACTGTGCGTGCCGACCTTGCCTGGGCGCGCGCTGGCGACAGCACGTGGTCCAGCACGGGTGCGCTGACGCTTGCCAGCGGTGTCCTGGCGTCCGCGTTTCAGCGGGTGGAGTGGGGGCACGTGTCCGCGCTGGCGGCGGCCAGCTTCACGCACGAGTGGCGCGAGGCGTGGTGGTCGCGCGTGGAGCCGCTGGGCCAGTATGCGCCCAGCCTGCCCGCCGACCTGCGCGGCTGGCTGGCCAGCAGTGAACCGCAGCAGGTGGCGCAGGCTGTGGCTGTCCGCTGGGGCGGCGGCGGTGGCTTCGACGGGGACACGTTCACCGCTCCGGTGCAGTACGAGTTCGGTGGCGACCAGCTGGCTACGCCCAGCCCCGAGAGCGAGTGGCGCAGCACCACGGGTGCGGAGCAGCAGCTGCTGCTGGACGCGCAGCGGGCTGCAGCCAGCAGCGAGGTGCTGCGCTTCCGGCACAGCGCGCTGGCTGTGGTGGGCACGAACAGCCGGTATCTGGTGCTGGAGTACGGAGACGATGCAGGGCTGTCGGCACCGTCGCGGCTGTACGTGGACGGGCGCAGGTACGTGGCCACGCTGCAATCGCAGGCGCTGGCCAGCAGCAGCGTGCGGGTCAACGCCGCCCAGGCGGCGCAGTGGCAGGACGGCGAGCTGGCGGGTCACTACTGCCGGGCACAGGTGCACCCGCTCAGCACGAACCCGAGCATCGTTCGCATCGCAACGAACCACGGGGATACGCTGCATTTTGCAGGTCTGACGCAGGGGCTTTTCAGCTACGGCATCACCAGCGGTGTGACACTGGACATCTGGGCCGACCGGCACCTTCTGGCGTTCGATGACTACCCGCTGGGCGTGCGCTGCATCGCGGACCCTACCGGGTCGGGCACCCGGCGCGCCGACAACGACTTCCCGCGCTACCTGCGGATCACCATTCCGGCGGACGCCGTGCAGGGCGCACCGCCCGAGGGCTACTGGCGCATCGGCAGCGTGGTGGCCGGCATGACGCTGCCCATCACCGTCCCGCTGGACTGGCGGGGCACGGATGCGCAGGCGGGCAACGTGCAGCTGACCACCGCTGTCAGCGGCGCCCGCACCGCATACGTGGCGGGCCAGCCGCGCCGGACCATCACGGGCACCAGTGAGGGCGACGTGCAGCGGTGGCGCGAGGCGTTCCGCGCTACCGTGCGGCACCTGGGCCTCTACGGCGCGCAGCCGCTGGTGCTGTGTACCGACGACCAGCAGCAGAGCCGTGCGATGCTCTACGCCCGGTTCCGCGACTCCACGGAGCTGGCGAACGCCGGGTGGCGGTACGACACCACGCTGTCCCGCTGGGAGCAGGTGGGCGACCTGTCGGTAACGTTTGAGGAGGAGGTGTGAGCCTTTTCCTGCAGCACCCTGCGTTTACACGGTGGAACGCGGCACGTTTCGGCGGGCGCGGCCTCGTGAGCGATTATTGGCAGGGCGTGCTGCGGCGCGACCCGCAGCTGCTGCGGCTGGCTGTGTGCGTGGAGCTGGTGTTCGGGGACGAGCACGTGGTGCGCGTGGCGAACCGCCCGCTGGCCACGCGCAGCGGCCTCACCGGGGAGGTGCAGCAGTGGCACGGCGTGCTGTCCGACGACATCAGCATCACGCTGGAGTATCGGCTGGGGCAAGGCGGCAGCAGCGCCAAGACGCTGGCCGTGACGCTGCCGAACGGGCTTGTGAACGCCGCGCAGCTGATCGCGGCAGGCCGGATGCTGTCGGGCGTGGCCGAGGTGTCGCTGCAGGTGCCCGATGGCGACTATGACCAGCGCATCGTGCTGATCCGGGGCGATCTGGACGAGGTGGCGTTCGGGGCCGGCACGCAGCAGGTGGCGTGCACTGTGTCCGACCCCGTGGCCAGCTCGGACACGCAGCTGCCGCCATACGTGCTGACCACCCAGCGCATCGCTACCCTACCCGCCGACAGCGCAGGCGCACGGCTGGCGGTGGTGCTGCCCGAATACGGGCCGCTCCCTGCGGTGCTGGTGGAGGCAAGCGCCACCACGCCCGCCTATGCCGTGTGTCACGGGCACCTCGACATTGACACGGTGTACGTGGACGGCACCGCATACGGCAGCGCGTCGATGTTCTACCCGTGGCAGCGCGTGGCAGCAGTGGACAGCCTGGGCGAAGCGTACACCCGCCTGGAGTTCACGGGCGGGGCTGCGGGTTTTTCCGGGGACGAGGCGGTGTACGTGGCTGTGAGCGGTGGTGCCACGACGGGCAACCCTGCAGACATCGTGCGCGCGCTGGTGGAGAGCTACACCACACTCGGGGCAGGTGGTGCAGCCGCTGGCCTGTTCGCCGAGGCGCAGGCCAAGCTGGGCGCCCGTCTGACGGCGCGGTGCGCTGTCAACGCTGGCGGGGCCAGCAATACCACCACGCTGGCGTTTATAGAGGGCGAGCTGCTGGCCAGCTTTCCGATGGTGTCAATGGTGTGGGAGGCGGGCGGCTACGGGCCGATCGTGACCGACCGGCGGGCGGACCCTGTGGCCGCACTGGTCGCCGGGCAGTGGCCGCTGGTGGACCGTGCAGGGCTGGTTCAGGAGACACCGCGCGCCGACCTGCGGAACACCTTCACGATGCAGTACGGCTATGACCCGCTGGCCGACACCTACACGGGCGTCGTGCAGCGGGATGCCACGAACAGCGTGCTGTGCGCGCAGAGCAGGCAGATGGTGGGCGAGCGCCAGGGCGACGTGATCGAGTCGCTGTGGGTGCAGGAACAGCAGGTGGCCGAGGCGGTGGTGGACTGGCTGGTGGAGCACACCGCGCTGCCCAGCTACCGCGTGGACTACACCGCCGCGACGGTGGTGCTGCTGCAGCTGCGGCGCGGGGACACTGTGCTGCTCACCGACCCCGAGTTTGGCTGGACGCAGCAGCCGGCTACCGTGGAGGCCATCACCTTCACCACGTCCGCCTGCACCCTGGGACTGCGCGTGTGGGCGCGCTATTCGGCGCTGGGCGGTGGTAGCCGCACCGCAGCCAGCGCAGCCAGCGACGGAGGCCAGTGATGGCAGGCGCACCGGGTAGCCCCGCCGAGCGCATCGCGCTGCTGAACCTTGCGGGCCACGCTCCCAAGCTGGGAGCGAGCGCGACGGGGCAGACCGCACAGGGCAGCACGCTGTCGTGGAACCCGGCGACGCTGTCGTTCGACCTCGTGTCAGGGGGGCAGGGCGGCGGTGCGCCCACCGATGCCAGCTACGTGGTTCTCGGGGCGAGCGCGGGGCTGACCGCAGAGCGGGTGCTGGCGGCAGGCGCCGGCCTCACCCTGTCCGATGGAGGCCCTGGTGGCGCGCTGGGGCTGGCTGTAGGCGTCGCCGGGCAGACCACGGGCGACCTGCTGGTGCGCGACGCGCAGGGCACGTGGGCGCGCCTTGCCGTCGGCGCGGCTGGCCGCGTGCTGGCGAGCCAGGGTGCGGGACAGCTGCCCAGCTACGTGCAGGCGCCGCTGCATCAGCCGATGGTGTGGTGCGGGCAGCAGCTGGTAACAGACCGCGACGGCGTGCGCGTGCTGGCTGCCGTGCCGTGGAACCCTGCCGACTACCCTGCCGGGCGCACGGTGCGCCTGCAGGCCGTGCTCAGCACTGCCGGCGGGTGGCAGGTGCGGGTCCGGCTGTGGAACGTGGGCGATGCCGAGTACGTGACGGGTGCTGTGGTGGCGCGCACGGGGGCTGCGCCCGTGGCTGTGCTTAGCGCGGGCCTGACCGTTGGCACGCAGCCGGGCAACCTGCGGTCCAGCTCGCGCGTGTACGAGCTGCACGCCGACCTCGTGGACGCCAGCGACCCTGACGACCTGGGCATCGTGGGCTTCGCCGGCCTGCGGATCGAATAGGGGAGGCACCGTGCTGCAGTACGTGAACCGCGCGCGCCGCACCAGCGACGGCGTGCTGGTCTACTGGACCACCGAGGACAACCCGGACCCGCTGCTGCAGGCGGCCACAGCGCCCAGCCCCGCCCAGGACTACACTGGCGCGGTGGTGGTGGCCACGCGCGCCGTGCGCGCCGCGCTGCTGCGCGCCGACCTAACCGCGCAGGTGGACGGCGTGCGCACAGTATTCACCGTGCCTGCTGCGTACTATCCCGGCAGCCTGCAGGTGTACGACAGCGGGCAGCGCCTGCGCCTAACCGACTTCACCGAAAGCTCGTCCACCACGTTCACCCTCCCCTTCACGCCAGCGCCGCCGAGCGGTATAGAGGTGGCGTACCGACCTGCGTAGACGGGCCACCAGCACCGCACCCACCACGTACCCGCCTGGAGCAGTCATGGCCCTGCAGTTCGTTACCCGGCAGTTCGCAGACCTCAGCATCACCACCGGCAAGCTGGCTGACAACGCCGTCACCGCCGGCAAGCTCGCGAACGATGCGGTGGATACCGCCGCCATCCTTGATCTCAACGTCACCACCGGAAAGCTCGCGGCCAACGCCGTGACCGCCGCCAAGGCGGACCTGACCGGCACGTGGAGCTTCACCAGCGGCACCCTGCGCGCTGCAGCCCCGAGCGCGTCCGACGACGTGGCGACAAAGTCCTACGTGGACGGCGTGGCGCAGGGCATCAAGTGGAAGCAGCCCGCCCGCGTGGTGGCCACCGCCAACGTGGACATCAGCACGGCGCTGGCGGCGGGGCAGACTGTGGACGGCGTGACGCTGGTGGCCGGCGACCGCATCCTGCTGATCGGCCAGTCCACGGGCAGCCAAAACGGCGTGTACGTGGCGCCCGCGTCCGGTGCCGCCTCGCGCGCTGCCGACCTCGACGCCGGCAGCGAGTTCCCGAGCGCCGCCATCTTCGTCAGCGAGGGCACGGGCAACGCGGACACCGGGTGGGTGTGCACGAACGACGCTGTGACGCTGGGCAGCACGGCCATCACGTTCGTTCAGTTCACTGGTGCCGCCAGCATTGTCGCCGGTGACGGGCTTGCCAAGACGGGGAACACCCTGTCGGTGAACACCAGCAACGGCGTGCAGGTGCTGTCCGACAGCGTCCAGCTGAAGCTGAACGCCAGCAACCCCGGCCTGATCGCGGACAGCAACGGCCTGCAGGTGCGCATCAAGGCGAACAGCGGCATCATCAAGGATGGCGACGGCCTTTCCGTTGGCCTTGCCGCGAACAAGGGCCTGGAGTTCTCGTCCGGCGCGCTGGCGGTCAAGGCGACCAACGGCGTGCAGGTGGACGGCAGCGGGTTCGTCACCCTGCTGCTCGACGGCGGCACCCTGGGCCAGAGCGCCACGGGCGTCAAGATTGCCGACGGTGGCGTGGGCACCACGCAGCTGGCCAGCGGCGCGGTGGTCACGGGCAAGATCGCCGACAACGCCGTGACGCTCGCCAAGGCTGGGTTCCGGCCCTACGCGCAGAGCTTCACCGGCGGCACCGCGCTGGCCTACGATCTGTCGCAGGACATCCGCAGCGAGTTCTACCCTGGCGTGATGGTGGCGCTGAACGGCCAGCTGCTGCTCTCCGTGGCCAGCACGCCCGGCGAGGGCGAGTTCGTGGTGGACCGGAACACCGGCACCAGCAAGACCCGCGTCACCCTGGGCGGCACCGCGCCGACCGTGGGTGACGTGATCACTGCGAACTATCTGGGCTGACGCCGTGGCTGTGCTCGTCCGCTGGGCCAGCCCTACCGGCGAGGTGACGCTGCGCGCCGCCTCGCTGGTGCAGCACCCGTTCCTGCAGGGGATGGTGGTGCTGCTGGCGGTGCGTGGGGTCAACGACCCCGAGCACCCCGACGTGGACGTGCACAGCCTTGCACTGCGGCAGGCAGACCTGCGCTACGTGGTGGAGGGGCGCGAGGTGCCCGCCACCGACGCAGCAGCGGCGCCTGCCGTCGCTACGGCAGCGGCTGCGGCAACGCCGCCCGCCGAGGCCCTACCGCCTGCACGGCGCCGGGTGCAGCCGTGACGGCGGACGAGGCGGTGGGCTGGGCGGGCCTTGCCCTGTCCGCCCTGGTCACGCTGGAGCGCGTGTGGGTGCGCGCCAGCGACAGGACCCGCGAGCATATCGCCGCGCTGCACCGCCGGATGGACGAGCTGAAAACGGTGAGCGACCGCACCGAGGGTGCACAGCTGGTGTCGCGCGTGGCCCAGCTGGAGCAGCACCAGCGCGCCGACGGGCAGCTGCTGGCAAGGATCGACCAGCGCCTCGTCAGCGTGGACCAGTCCCTGCAGCAGATGCACACAACGCTGGAGCGCCTGCCATGATGTCCGCCCGCGAGCAGCTGCTGGCCCTGGTTCTGACCGCGCGCGAGGACGTGCGCGCCGCCCGCGAAGAGCTGCAGACCGCCCCGGTGCCTGCCCCGGCGGTGGGCGCCGCGCCTGCGCCACGTGCAGCACCTGCCGGCGCTGCGCCGCCTGCACCTGCACCTGCGCCCGCGCACAGCACGTGGGCGGTGCGCGTGGTACAGCGGGGCGCGTGAGGGCAACGTGGCAGACAGCTGGCAGATGGAGGCAGACATCCCGCCCGAGCAGGCGGTGCTGCAGCCTGTGCCGCCTGCGCCCCGCAGCTACCCGAGCCTCTACGACACCACGGGCGGCGCGCTGCTGGCCATCACGCTGTGCATCGCCATCATCGGCGGTGTGCTGTGGACCGTGGCGCGCATCTACCAGCGCAGCCGCGACGAGCACGCCGCGCTGACGCAGTTCGTGACGACGATGGTGGCGCTGGTGGTGGGCGCTTTCGTGGCCGACCTGCTGGTGGCGGGGCCGGACACCAGCCTGCTGAACGATGCCGACCACAGCAGCATCCTGGCATTCGTGAAAGACACGTGCCTGATGGTGTTTTCGTACTATTTTGGCACGCGCGCGGTGCCGCCGCCGCAGGCCCCGCTGCCACCGCCCGAACCGCCCGTGGAGGCCCCGTGACCACACCCGTCGCACTCGTGCGCGTAGACGCCGCGATCCTGTCCAGCTACGGCCAGCGTGGCGGCACTGGCGGCCCGCGCGCCGACCTGCGCCCTCTCGCGCAGCTGGGGCGTGCTGGGCTGGCCACACCAGCCACCGCTGCCGCCCTGCTGGCGCTGCACGAGGCGGTGCTGGCTGCAGGTGGCGACTTCCGCGTGACCGAGCTGCACCGCGACGTGGCCACGCAGCAGGCTGCACGTGCCAGATACGACAGGTGGGTGGCTGCAGGCAAGCCTGCGCCCGGTTCGCCCGGCTTCGACAGCGCCAGCATGAAGCCCGCTTTCGTGGCGGTGCCGGGCAGGTCGATGCACAACGCTGGGCGCGCCATCGACGTTGACCTGGGCGCGCTGCGGTTCCCTGGCGTGCCTGCTGACCGGCAGCTGGACCGGCTGTGGGAGCTTGCGCGCCCGCTGGGCTGGGCGCCTGTGATCCGTGCGCCCGACGAGCGCGCCAGCGAGGCGTGGCACCTCGACTGCTGGGGCGACCTGCACGGCGTGCTCGCACGGCTGGGCTACGCGCAGGCGGCGTTCGCTGGTGCGCTGCTGGTGGGTCACGCTGGAGCGGGCACCAGCTGGGCCAGCGTGACGCAGGCGCTGCTGGTGCGTGCCGGGTACGACCTGGGGCAGATCGACGGGCTGTGGGGCGGGCGGTCCAGGCTCGCGCTGGCCAGCGCGCTGGGCGTGTCCGACAGCGACGCGGTGGCCCTGGCACTGCGCGCCGATGAAACGGTCTGGCCGCGCCTGCTGGCGCTGCCGGCAGCATGACGGGAGTACGCATGGACCCGGTGACGTGGGTAGCGATCGCGGTGGTGGCCGCGCTGGGCGCAGGGTTCGGGGCGGGCTGGGGCCTGCGGCCCGACAGCAGCGCCGCCGCGCTGGAGGCGCAGGCCGACGTGCTGGCCGAGCAAGGCCGCACCCTGGCCGCGCTACAGGCGGGGCAGGTGCAGATCGTGGAGGCAGCCGGGCGCCCCGTGGTGCTGGACGCCGAGCTGCGCAGCGAGCTGGCGCAGGTGCCCGTGCAGTGCCGGCGCGATGCGGGCGGCAACCCGCGCAGCCCCGAGTGCGCCTGGGCCACCTGCCTGCAGTTCGGCCAGAGCACCGCGAACCGGCCCGAATGCCGCGCCGTGGAGGCGCTGATGCTGCAGGCGCTGCAGGGCGCGTGCAAGGACGTACCGTGAGGGTGCTGGTCAGCGGCGGTGGCGGGCGCCTGGGGCGCGAGCTGGTGCCCTGGCTGCGCGACCGTGGCCACGAGGTGCTGGCGCCGCCGCGCGCCGAGCTGGACTGGTCCTGCCGTGGCGCCGTGCAGGCAGCCGTGCAGGCTGCGGCACCCGACCGGGTGCTGGCCCTGGCCGCGTGGACCGACGTGCCCGGCGCACAGCGCCAGCCCGGCAGCTGCGTGCGGGACACGGTGCTGTCCACGCAGTACGCCATCGACGCCGCCGCCTCCGTGCGCGTGCCGCTGCTGTACGTGAGCACCGACTACGTGCACGCAGTGCTGCGGCAGGACGGCGCGGGCGTGTACGCTGCCGCCAAGCTCGTGGCCGAGCAGCTGGTGCTGCTGGCTGGCGGCTACGTGGCGCGCGTGGCGTTCACCACGCCCGAGCAGGCGGCAGGCTGGCAGTGGGTCAACGGCTACAGCGTGGCTCACCGCTGCTGGCTGGACGAGCTGGTGCCGCTGCTGGGCACCTGGGCGGGCTACCCCGCGCACCAGCTGGAGCGGCTGGTGGAGCTGGGCGGCCCGTGTGCCGTCACGCCCGCGCAGCTGCTGGCCGCCCGCTACCCTGCCCACCCGGCGCTGCAGCGCGTGATCGCATCATCGCAGGATGCAGTGTCAAAGGGCCTTCCAGTGCAGCCACGCGACACCAGCTGGCGGCGTGTCTAACTTTTTCTGGCTGTCTCGCTTGCGCGCCTAACGGCGACGCGGTTATACCGTTGGCACGGTGCCGGTGCACCGCTGTCAGCAGTAACCGCAAGGAGAGACACCATGACCCTCGTTCAGACCACCGACCGCCTCGACAACGTCACCGCCGGCCTTGCCTCCCTGGTGTGGTGGGAGTTCAGCGGCACCGCCATCACGCCCGCCGACCTGCGCGCCCGCGTGGCCGCCAGCGGCGGCGACCCGGACACCGTCAAGGACATCGACGCCACCGACGCGGTGCGGCAGGCGGTGCGCGAGTTCCGCGTGCACCAGGGCAAGCGCGTGACGATGGAGGCCGCCATCGCGCACGAGGACGACAGCTTCATCGTCGTCAACCTGCTGACGCTGACCCAGCAGGCCCGCGAGCGCGTGGCCAAGCTGCCCACCGACGAGCTGGTGTGGGACAAGGTGGCCCGCGCGTGGCACACCACGGGGCTGACGCACGAGGCCGCCACGCTGCGCGCCAACGCGGGCGAGCTGGCCACGTACCTCGACGGCAACGCGGTGCGCGACCTGCTGGTGGTGCCGGCGCTGGAGCGCGCCCGCAGCTTCACCCTGCGGCGCGGGATGCACGTGGTGCCGCACGTCACCTGCGGCCCGGTGCAGGACGCCCAGCGCGCGCTGGCGGGCCTGGACACCTTCCGCGTGCACGTGGCGCAGGTGCAGCCGGCGCAGGGCTGGGAGGCGCCGCTGGCCGAGGCGAGCCGCACCGAGCTGCGCAACGACCTGCAGGAGCTGCAGGCGCAGATCGAGGGCTGGCGCGACATGGCCAAGCGCGTGCGCAGCGACACGCAGGAGCACGTGCTGGCCCGGTTCGCCAGCATCGCCCAGCGCGCCGCGCTGTACCGCGAGGCCCTGCAGGTGGCGGTGGAGGACATCGAGGCGGACGTGGCTGAGATGCGCGCGCTGGCCGAGGACATCATCGCGGACAAGGACGCCGAGGCCGACGCGCGCGGTGCTGCGCGCAAGGCCGACCAGCCCGCCGCGCCCGCCGCCAGCCCGCAGCAGGCGCGCCGCGCCGCCCTGCGCGCCATGAGCGCCACGCAGCTGGGCACGCTGTGGGACGCCCTGGGCAGCGGCGAGCAGCCCACCGACCGCGAGGCGCTGGTGGAGGCGCTGGCCAGCGCGATGGAGGCGCAGGCCGCCTAACCGCCGGGAACCCGCACCAGCGCGGCGCATCGGGCATCACCCGGTGCGCCGCTTGCGTTTTTCTTTGCCTTTCTGCTGGCGCACACCTTGCGCCCCTAACCGCTGCCCGGTTAGCGTAGCGTTGTCAGCAGGGCGCAGCGCCCACCACCACCACCGCAGGAGCAAGGCCATGACCACCACCACCATCGACACCGCCCGCACGCAGCTCGCTACCCTCCGCAGCCAGATGAAGGGCGCTTTCGTCGCCCGCGACGCCGAGATTGACGGGCTGCTGCTCGCGCTGCTGGCCCGCACGCACGTTCTGCTGCTGGGGCCTCCCGGCACCGCCAAGTCGCTGGTGACCCAGGTGTTCGCCAGCGCCCTGGGCGGCGACTACTTCCAGCGACTGCTGACCGCCTTCACCGCGCCCGAGGAGCTGTTCGGCCCCTACGACCTCGCCGCGCTGGACGCGGGCCGGTACGAGCGCGCCGTGCAGGGCTACCTGCCGACCGCCACGGTGGCGTTCTGCGACGAGGTGTTCAAGGCAAACAGCGCCATCCTGAACAGCCTGCTCACGGTGCTCAACGAGCGCCAGTTCGACAACGGCACCGCTCGCCTGCAGCTGCCGCTGGAGCTGTGCGTGGGTGCGAGCAACGAGTACCCCGAGGACGCCAGCCTGGAGGCGCTCTACGACCGCTTCACGCTGCGCTATTGGACGCAGTACGTGCCGACCCGCGCTGGCCGGCTGGCCCTGCTCACCGCCGCCGACCCCGCGCAGGTGGTGACGGCCAAGCTGGCGCCCGACGCGGTGCAGGTGCTGCAGCAGGCGGTGCGCGACGTGGTGGTGCCGCAGGACGTGCTGGAGCTGCTGTGCGACGTGGCCGACAAGCTGGCCGCCGACAACGGCATCACCGTCAGCGACCGCCGCCTGCGCGGGATGGTGCGGCTGCTGCAGGCCAGCGCCGCGCTGGACGGGCGCACCACCGCCACCGCGCGCGACCTGCTGGTGCTGGCCGACAGCGTGTGGCACCGCCACGACCAGCGCCCGGCAGTGCTGGCCACCGTGCTGGCCGTCGCCGCCCCGAAGCTGGCCGCCGCCACGAAGCTGGCCGACAGCGCCCGCGAGGTCTACGACGCCGTGAAGGACGTGGGCGCCGACGGCGCGCGCGCCCTGCAGCGCATCAAGGCGGTGGAGGCCGAGCTGGTGGGCCTGGGGCTGGCCGACGTGGACGTGGCCGCCTGCCACGCCCAGGTGGCAGAGCTGCGCAAGGGGCTGGCGCGGCGCTTCATGGCCGCCAGCGGGCTGGGCAGCGGGCTGGCAGGGTAGCGCGCAGCAGCGCCTGCAGGCGCAGCACGCCCGCTCGTCGCAGCGGGCGTGTCCTTTTTTTGCGTGCGCACCTTGCGCCCCTAACCGCGCAGGTGTTACACACTAACCGTCAGCAGGAGGACACCATGACCGCAGCCGCTTACACCACCGCCCGCCACACCGACGCCACCCGCGCCGTGTCCCGCTGGGCCGACTATCTCTACACCACCCGCGAGGGCAGCAGCGACACGCTGCGCAGCGCCCGGAACGCCCTGAGCAGCGCGTACCGCGCGCACGCCAAGTCCGCCGACGCCGTTGAGGCGCGCCGCCTGGACACGCTGGCCACCGCCACCGCCCGCGAGGTGTTCGCCGGCCTCTACGACGCCAGCGACGCCGCTGTGCTGGACAAGCCCGCGCCGGACACCGAGCTGGTGGCGCGCGTGCACGCGCAGCTGCAGCAGCTGCCCGAGTACGCGCAGCTGCAGGCGCAGGTGGCGGGCGACCCGGACCTCGCTGCGCTGGCCACCGCCCGGCTGGTGCGCGGTGTGGCGGGCGCGCTGCCGCAGGTGGCCGAGCAGGAGCGCCAGCAGGCGCAGCAGGCCGCCCAGGGGCGCGCCCAGCGCGGCCCGGCTGCCGACGCTGACGGCGCCCTGCGCCGCGCGCTGCGGGGCGCCTGCGGCGACGCAGCGCAGGCTGCCGCCGAAGCGGCGGACGGCATGGAAGGGTTGGCGCCGGGCCTGGGCGGCACGCCCGCGCAGCACCAGCAGGACGGCACCGCGCGCATGGCGCTGGCCGAGCGCGTTAGCAGCGACGACCGCCTGCGCCGGGTGATGAAGCTGGCGGGCCGCCTGCGCCGCCTCGCCAGCGACGGGCGCAAGGTGCGCGACGAGCTGGGCGCGGACACGCTGGTCGGCACCACCATCGGCGGCGACCTGCCCCGCGCGCTGCCCACCGAGCTGGGCCTGCTGCGCCACCCGCGCCTGCGCCGCGTGCAGCTGGCCAAGCTGGCCGACCGCCGCCTGCAGCAGTACCACGTGGTCGGGCAGGTGCCGAAGGGGCGCGGCCCCGTGGTGGTGCTGCTGGACGAGAGCGGCAGCATGGAGGGTGAGCGCAGCCTGTGGGCCGCTGCGGTGGCGCTGGCCTGCCTGGGCACCGCCGCCCGCGAGCGTCGCGCCTGCACGGTGATCGGGTTCAACGGCGCGGTGCGCTACGTGGTGCGGCTGGACGCGCAGGGCACCGCGTGGCGGCACGACGTGCACAACGTCGCGCAGGCGGTGGCGATGGGCGGCTGCGCCGACGTGGCCCTGCACGTGGCCAGCAGCACGCCGTCCGGCGGCACGCAGTTCGCGCCGCCGCTGCTGGCCGCCCTGGAGCTGGAGGACGGCGTGACCCGTGAGCGCGCCGACCTCGTGCTGGTCACCGACGGCCACGCCGACGCGCCCGTGGCGGTGATGGACCGCCTGCACGCCGCCAAGGCGGACGGCCTGCGGGTGTTCGCGCTCACGGTGGGCGGCGGCAGCCTGGGCCACGCTGTGACGCAGCTGGCCGACCACACGGTGGACCTCGACACCGCAGCGGCACGCAACGACGGGCAGGTGGTGGCCGGTGCGATCCCGTAGCCCTGGCGGCCCGGTGCCGCAGCACCCTGTGGCGGCCACGGCGCAGGTGCTGGCCGCCTGTGCCCGCCTGCAGGCCCTGGCAGGCTGGTGGCCGCCTGCGGGCGCGCTGGTGGAGGCCGCCCGGCTGTCCCTGGCGGGCCACGACGGGCTGACCGCAGAGCAGCAGCAGCGCCTGCTGCTGTGGGGCACCCGCTGGGCTGCGCTGGACCCGCGCCTGCGCGAGCTGTTCGCACGCTACGCAGCGCAGGGCGCGGTGGACGCCGCCCTGTGGCACGTGCTGGAGCAGCGCGCCGGGCAGGCCAGCGGCGCAGTGTACGGCACGCTGCGCGACCTGTGGACGCGCCTGTACGGCTACGCGCCCAGCATCGAGCTTTTGCCACGCATTCGACAGGAGGACAGGCCATGAACGACGACATCGCAACCATCTACGAGGCGCAGGGTTACACCCGCTGGGCCACCAGCCCGCAGCAGCACCCGCTGCCCGTGGTGCGCACGCTGGGCGGCACGGAGCCGTGGCACGCCCATCCGGTCGAGGTGCGCCCGCTGCGCTGGCACGTGGACGCGCGCGGCGCCCTGGTGGAGCTGCACCGCGTCAGCTGGCACCGCGAGCGCCTGCCCGGCGAGGTGCAGCTGCCGCGCCGTGGCGAGGTGGCGCAGGTCTACGCCAGCACCACCGCCGAGGGCGTGGTCAAGGGCTGGCACCTGCACGCGCAGCAGTCCGACCGCTTCACGGTGCTGCGCGGCGCCGTGCTGCTGGCCCTGTACGACTTGCGCGCACACGACCGAGCCACCCGGCTGGGCTACGCCCTGCCGCCCGTGCACGAGGTGGTGCTGCACCCGGAGCGGAACCCCGCGCAGGTGGTGGTGCCGCCCGGCTGGGCGCACGGGTGGATGGCGCTGCCCGGCTACGGCGAGGCGCACGTGCTGAACGCCGTGTCGCACGAGTACGACGGCACCGACGAGTGGCGGCGCGACGCGCACGCAGGGCCTGCGGTGGGCAAGGGCTACGAATGGCGCCGCAGCCGTGACGGGTAGCTTGCGCGCTACCCGCCGGGCGGTTACACGGTAACAGTCAGCAGCGGCACAGCCGCAAGGAGGACAGATGAGCGAGCATAGCGAAGCCTGGGGATGGGTCCTGCAGCACGCGCAGGTGGTGCGGTGCGCCGCGTGGCGCGTGTCGAGCGGCACTGGCCTGGACGCCGACGACCTGCACAGCGCACTGCTGGTGCGGCTGGTGGAGCGGTGGCGCGTGTACGACGGCGCGGTGGCCAAGCCGTCCACCTGGGTCTGGTGGCAGGCGCGCGCGGTGCGTAGCGCCATGCTGGACCAGCGCCGTCGGCGGCTGCAGGAGGACGAGCTGGAGGACGCCGCCCACCCGGTCGCCGCGCCGACAGCTGAGGCGTGGGTGCTGGCGGCACAGGCCCGCCGGCTGGCGCGCCCGGACGAGTGGCAGGCGGCGCTGGCCGCCGCCGATGGACTGACGGGTGAGGACCTGGGCGCGGCGTGCGGGTGCGCGCCGTTCAGCGCCCGTCGCCGTGTGGCGCGCCTGCGCGCGCGCCTGGAGGGTGCAGCATGAACGACGAGCACGAGCAGAACCCGGACGTGCAGCTGCTGCGCGAGCTGCAGGGCGGCGGCACGCTGCCGCTGGTGCAGGCTTTCGCCGATCTGGCTGCCGAGTGGCACCAGCGCAACCCTGGCACGAGATCGAAGGATCTGGCCGCGCTGCTGGGCGTGCGCCCGCAGCTGTTCAGCCAGTGGAAAACCGGCACGGATGGCCGTGTCCCGCCCTGGTCGGCGCTGCTGCTGCTGTGCCACCTGTGCCGGAAGCAGCTGGTGATCCGCCCCGATGGCGTGTACCTGGGCCAGCTGCGCCGCCAGCGCACAGCGTGACGCGCGGCACCAGCACCAGCACCAGCCACGCGAACCGAGGGCGCGGCTGGGAGCAGCTGCTGGAGCTGTGGCACGCGCGGTATGAGGCGCGTGGGCAGGCGGTGGTGCTGCGTACACCGCCGCCGATGCGCATCCTGCGCTCGCTGTCGGGTGGGCAGTTCGTGGCCGTGTACGCCACCGAAGGGCCGCCCGACTACGTCCTGCTGGCGGCTGGCCTTGCGGTGGCCGCCGAGGCGAAAGACTGCGTGGCCGACCGCTGGCAGCTGGCCAAGCTGCACCCGCATCAGGCGCGCCGCCTGACCGCGTGGGAGGCGCAGGGCGGGCTGGGCGTGGTGCTGCTGCGCCACCAGCCCAGCAGCACGCAGTGGGTGCTGCCGTGGCAGCGGCTGCGCCCGGTGTGGGAGCGATGGCACGAGGCCGCAGAGACTGGCCGCGACCTGCCACGGGGCAGCGCCAGCGTCAGCTTCCCGCAGCTGCACCAGCTGGGCGTGCAGTTCTGCCCCGTGGACGGGCACCTGCCGCGCCTTTCCCCGCACCCGTAGAAAAATGTTTGCTGATCCGCTTGCGCCTGTAACCGGCAGGGTGTTACACCTGTGGTGTCAGCAGGAGCAGCACATGGCCACCAAGATCACCATCCTTCAGCGCGGCGGCGACAAGAACCACGAGGTGCTGGAGCGCGCCGCGCGCTTCTTCCTCAGCGAGCTGATGAGCACTCGGCTTGCGAACACGCTGGCCATTCGCATCGAGGTGCGCGCCACCAAGCTGGACGACGGCACCGCCGCCTGCGCGTTCCTGCCAACGAACGGCAGCGCCGCCAGCAAGGAGTTCACGGTGGTTCTGCACCGCGAGCGCAGTCTGGCTGATCAGCTGGCCGACCTCGCGCACGAGCTGGTCCACGTCCAGCAGGCCGCCAGCGGGCGCCTGCAATACCGCAAGTGGAAGTCGGACGGCAAGCTGCACGCGCGCTGGGAAGGCGCCGAGCTGGGCGTGCTGGCCGAGCTGCCCTACCTCACCCGCCCGTGGGAGGTGGAAGCGCGCCAGCTGGAGGTGGTTCTGGTGAACAAGCTGCGGCAGGCGGTGGCGGCGTGACGTGCAGCAGGTGCGCCCTGTAGGGCGCGCCGTCCACGAGCCGCCAGCCGGGCCGACGCCCGAAGCGTCCAGCCGCGCAGGCGCTGGCGTCAGCGTGGCCGCCCTGTGCGCCGTGCGCGTGCGCCGCAGCGAGCACCCGCGCGCCCAGCGCAGCGTGCCACGCGCGCACCGCCGGCTGCTGGTGCCACGTGGCCGCGCTGTGCCGGGCGTGCGCCAGCTCCACCCACACCTGCAGCCCGGTCGGCCCGGTGCGCACGACGGCGCAGCGCCCGCTGGCCTCCGCGTCGGACGCCACCACCGCCGCCAGCGCCGCGCCCAGCCCGCTGGTGTCTGCTGGCAGCTGCACGTCGTCCAAGTCCAGCAGCACCCACAGCTGGCAGCGCGGCACCTGCGGCGTGGCCCAGCCGGCACCGGGCGGGCGGCCCATCGTTGACACCGAGAGCAGGCGGTCGGGCAGGACCGCCCGCGCCGGCAGCCCAGCCCCGAACAGCGCAGCGTCGTGTGCGCGGTCGCGGGCCGCCTGCGTGCGGCTGGCCGCATCAGCGCGCACCAGCGCGGCCAGCACGCCACCAGCTGCGCGTGCGCCCGGTGTGCGCCACGTGCGGGTGTGGCCTGCGGCGTCGGTGTGTGCCCGGAGCAGCGCGGTGACGTGCCCGCTGTGCACCGGGCCACGGGCTACGCACCCGCCCACAGGGCCAGCAGGTGCTGGTGCGGGGCGCATAGGGGGGCTTTTATTGTACCGGCAGGGTGCAGGCGCCGTGCTGGTGCGGGTTCCTGCGGTGCTCGCGCCCGTAGCCGGCAGCAGCCGCACGTGCTGCCCGTCGCCGGCAGGCAGCCACGCCCAGCGCGGTGGGCCATCCTCCAGCTGGCAGGCCATGCACTGCGCCCCGCCGGACGCCCACAGCACCAGCGACGGCGTGCGGTCGTCGTGCAGCGGGCAGTGGACGGTGGCCGTGCGCGCACCGGCCCGCAGGCGCCGCAGGGCTGCGGCAGCGGGCACCCGGTGCTCACCCTGTGGTGCTGCTGCCGCACCAGCCACCGCGCGCAGGGCGGCCAGCTGCCACGGCTCCAGCAGCAGGTGGCGCCCGTACCGGCTGCCCCACACCAGCCGGCGCAGCCGGGCGCCGAGGCTGCGGGCCAGCGCGGTGGGCGCCTCGACCCACCCGACCGCCGCGCCCAGGGCACGCCACGCCACAGCGGCAGCCCAGCGCGTGCAGCCCTCGACGGTGGCCACGTAGCTGGGGCAGCTCTCCACGTACCAGCGCCCGCAGGGCAGGGCCTGCGCAGCGCGCAGCTGCACCGCCCAGCCGTACAGGGCGGCCCGTGTGCCGACGCCCAGGGCGCCCGTGCTGGCTGCTGCGGCCCGCAGCGCCGCCTGCAGGCGCTGGCCGGCGCGGGCCAGCTCGTCAGGTGGGAGCGACAGGCTCGACACCACGCTGGCAGCGTGGTATGCGGGTGAGGTCACCATGCGTTCGTCCGTGGTGGTGGCAGCCGGGCGCACGTGGTGGTGCTGCCCGGCACCCCGGTTTTAGCCCGGCGGTGTGCTTCCAGCACCCATCGGGCCTAAGAACGGGACGGGGGCCGGCTGCGCGCTCCTCCTGCGCTGCTGACACTGTGCTCCTGCGGTACGCAGCCGGCCCCCTCTACCACCACGACCATGACGAACGCCGCACACGTCTCCGCCACGCTGGCGCTCCACACCGAGGGGCTGCCGCTGCGGTTTCTGCAGGCGGTGCAGGCGCTGGTGACGGTCCCGAACCCCGAGCGCGAGCAGATGTCACGCGCGGGTATCTCAGCCGCGCACCTGCCTGCGCTGCTGCCGCTGTGGGAGCAGCGGGGCGACTGGCTGCACGTGCCACGTGGTGCGGTCAAGCTGGTGCGCCAGCAGGCGGCGCTGCACGGGGCCGACCTGGGCTGGAGCAGCGACGTGGTGAGCCGTGCCGTGCGCCGGGTGGCGCTGGACGACCTGCCGGTGCAGCTGCGCCCGTACCAGCGTGATGCCGTTGAGGCCATGCTTTTCGGCGTGCAGGGCCACGTGGTCGCACCCTGCGGCGCCGGAAAGACCGTGATCGCCTGCAGCGCGCTGGTGGCGTGCGGCGAGCCTGGGCTGGTGCTGGTGCACACCCACGACCTGCTGGAGCAGTGGGCGCGCCTGCTGCGCAGCTGGGGCTGCCGGGTGCGGGTGGTGGCTGGTGGCAGTGCCCGGCTGGCGCCGCTGGGCTGGGCGCCCGACGGGCGGCCCGAGGTCGCGGTGGCGATGGTGCAGACCCTGGCGCGGGTGGGCGCCGCCGCGCACGCGATGCTGACCAGTGCGGGCGCCGTGGTGCTGGACGAGTGCCACCACGCGCCTGCCTCCACGTTCCGGGGGCTGCTCGACCGTGTGCCAGCGCGGCACAGGTGGGGCGTGACGGCCACGCCCGAGCGCGGCGACGGGCTGCGCGTCATGCTGGAGCTGGCGCTGGGCGAGCAGCTGTACGAGGTCACCACGCAGCAGCTGCTGGCGGGCGGCTATCTGATGCAGCCCGCCATCCTGCCGGTGTTCAGCGCGGCGCGCATCGACCTGCAGGCGTGCACCACCGCCAGGGGCCAGCTGGTCATCGGGCGCGCCGTGCAGCAGCTGGTGGACGACCCCGAGCGGCACGAGCTGCTCCTGCAGCTGGCCACGGTCGCGGCGCGGGCTGGGCGCACCACGCTGCTGCTGGTGCCGCGCGTGGAGCAGGCGCAGCAGCTGGCCGCCCACCTGCGCGCCCGCGACGTAGCTGCTGCGGATGCCACCAGCGCCACGCACAAGGACGCGAGGGCCGGACAGCTGCGGCAGCTGCGGGCACGGCAGCTGCAGGTGCTGGTGGCCACGCAGCTGGCCGACGAGGGCCTGGACGTGCCGGTTCTGGACTGCGTGATCGTGGCCAGCACCGGGCGGGCGGCAGGGCGAGCGGTGCAGCGCATCGGGCGGGTCATGCGCACTGCGGACGGCAAGGCGCAGCCCGTCGTGGTGGACGTGGTGGACCCGACGCCGTTCCGGGGCCAGTGGCGTGCGCGTGAGCAGGCATACCGCGAGGCGCTGGGCATCGACGCGCCGCCACCCGTGCCGCGCGCGCACGCAGTGGACGCCCTGCGCAGGGCGCTGCACGGGTAGCTGCGCCAGGATGCCGTGCTGTCGCTGATCGAAGAAAAAGATGATGCACACGAAGAAAAAGTCCTTGCCGCTAACCGGCGAGCGGTTACTGTAGTGGGGTCAGCAGCAAGGGCGCAGCGCCCGCACCCACCACAGGAGCAAGACCACAATGACCACCGACCTCGCCACCGTTACCGTCTCCGCGCTCAAGACCTTCCTCGCCGACAACGCTGCGGACGTGGGAGTGGCCAGCGTCCTGCGCTTCGAGGGCTGGAAGGCCGCCGACCTGCGCGCCTATGCTGTGCGCGTGCAGGCGCTCCGCGAGGCGGGCTTCACCGCCGCCATCACGCCCCGCACGGTGGCCGCTGCCCTGCAGGCGCTGGCCGACGAGCGCGCCGCCGCCGAGGCCGCCCGTGTGGCTGCCGAGGCCGCCACCGCCGCCGAGCTGATGGCGCTGGTGGACGCGCAGGTGGCCGCCGCTACAGTGACGCGCGGCGCGGTCAAGGCCAGCGATAAGCACGTGGCCATGCTGCAGGCGGCGGCGGATGCCGCGATGCGCGACGGTGATTTTCTGGTCCTCGGTAGCGCGGTGCTCATGCAGTGCGGCTGGACCGCCGCCTATGTCAACAACCGCTGTAACTGGGGCAAGACGATGCGCGGTGGTCTGGCTGCGATGGCGGCGGGCTACGAGGTGTCTACCCGCAGCGACAAGGCCGAGCCGGGCGGGTTCGTGGTGGTGCTGCGTCGCGCCGCCTGACAGCCCGGCAGCGCGGGCGCCCTGCACTACCCTGTCGGGTGGCGCAGGGCGCTGCGGTGCGCGATGCGGACAAGTTCTGGCGCGACACCACCAGCGCCAGCGATTACGGTGTGCGGGTTAGGTGGTGCCCGCTTACTACAGCACAGCCGGCGCGCAGCCGGTGCAGGAGGTGTTCATGCAGCGTGTCAGCAGACAGAGACAGCGGTTCCGGGCGGCGGCAACGCTTGCGCCCAGGTACGAGAGCGGTGTGGTGGGCCTGCCGCCTGGGGCGATGGTCCTGACGAACTCCGAGCGCCGGGCTGCGTGGTGCCCGCGTCGGTGGTGGTACGAGTACGGCACCGGCCTGCGTGGCGAGGCCAGCGGGGCGATGCGGTTCGGAAGCGCGTACCACGCTGTGATGGAGCGCGTGCTGGGCTGGCACCAGCACCACGACGGGGAGCTGTACCCCGTGGAGGGGCTGGACCGCTGCCTGCACTGCGGCGGCGCCGACAGCGCGTGCCCGCTGTGCGGCGGCACGGGGCTGGGCGCGGTGGAGTACGTGGCACAGCAGCTGCGGGCCACGCCCGAGGTGTACGACCCCGACGAGGGCGGCGTGGAGGGCGAGGTGGACCGCCTGCGCCGGGCGGTGCAGGGCTGGCTGCACGTGTACGGGCAGGGCCTGCGCGACGACTGGCAGGTGCTGGCGACCGAGCTGCCTGTGGCGGCACCGATCACCAGCCCGCGCACGGGCGAGCCGTACCGCAGCCGGGTGCCCGTGGTGCAGACGGCAGAGGGCTGGCGGCTGGCCGGCGCTGGCGACGCGGCGGGGCAGGTGCAGGAGGTGGTGCTGCCGTGGTTCCAGCTGGCGCAGCTGGACGCGGTGGTGGCGAACCGCCGCAGCGGGAACCTGTGGCTGTGGGAGACCAAGACCAGCGCCAGCCCGGCCACCTATGGCGAGAACCTGGGCCTGGACACCCAGCTGCCCGGCTACCTGCGCGCCCTGTGGTATCTCACGGGCACGGGTCGCTGGGGCGATGGTCGGCAGGTGGAGGGCTACGTGTGGGACGTGGCCAGCAGCGGGCACCAGCGCGACCCGAAGCGGCTGGCCAGCGGCAAGCTGAGCACCGACAAGCGCCAGCGGGTGCCCAGCTGGGTGATGGATGCGGTGCTCGCAACCGAGGACGCGGCCCGCTACAAGCCGGACGAGCTGCAGGCGCTGCGGGAGCTGCTGCAGCACCTGCGCGAGAGCGTGGACGGCAGCCTGTATCACCGCGAGTTCGGTCGCTACCTGCCCGAGCAGCTGCGCCGCTACGAGGTGGAGCTGTACGCCGAGGCGGTGCGGCTGTCGGGCTGGCGGCGGTCGGCGGTGGGCACCGCCACGGGTGCCGGCGGCACGGTGGCCGACGACGAGGCGGTGGCGGCGCAGTGGCCGCGCGTGCCGCTGTGCCGGCAGCCGGGCGGCAGCTGCCCGTTCACCGGCATCTGCCAGCAGGACAGCCCCGAGGGGCGGGCGGTGTTCGACCAGCGGGCGCCCGTGCGCTGGCTCACGTCGGACACCGTGAAGCAGATCAACGTGCAGGCCGCAAAAGAGGCGGCAGGAGGTGTGGAATGTCCGTTCTGAACTGGTCCCGTGTGGGTGAGATGGCCGCCCAGGAAGTCAAGGTGAAGGCGCTGCTGTACGGCGACAGCGGCGCAGGCAAGACGCACGCAGCCAGCACTGCGCCGCGCCCGTGCTACCTGCTCACCGAGGCCAACGGCCTGCCGACCATCAAGGCGGCGAACCCGGACGCCGTGGTGGTGCAGGCGAGCGACATGGACACCGTCCGCGCGTTCTTCAAGGCCGCGCTGGACGGCTCGCTGGCCAAGGAAACCGGGTGCCAGACCATCGTGCTGGACAGCCTGACCGAGCTGCAGCGGATGCTGCGGGACGAGATCATCGCCAGCCGCAAGGGGCAGCCGGGCGGCGAGGCGTTCAGCCTGCAGGACTGGGGCACGCTCACCGACCGGATGCGCAAGCTGGTGCGCACGGTGCGCGACCTCCCGTTCCACGTGGTCTGCATCGCGCTGGCGGCCAGCGACAACGACGAGGGCACCGGGCAGCGGTTCACGCAGCCCGCTTTCGACGGGAAGAAGCTGCCTAACGAGATCGCGGGCTACTTCTCGCTCGTCGGGTACGTGTACCGCGACCGCGTGAAGGCCGACGATGGCACGGTGTCGGTGCAGCACCGCGTGCTGCTGCAGGGGCCGCCGACCCTGCTGACGAAGGGGCTGCCCGGCCTGGACGCGGTGGAGGCCCCGAACCTGTCGGTGTGGCTGGCCAAGCTCAACGGCGAGCAGCCGCCTGTGGTGCAGGCGCCGGCCACGCCCGCCCGCACCGAGGCCCCGGACCCGAACCAGCCGGCGCGGCGCCGCCGCACGGCACAGTGAAAACAACGCTAAAAGCAGGAGGATAGCATGTCATTCGTGATTGACCCGAACGCGCCGAGCGCGGGTGGTGGTGGTGGTGGTGGCAAGCGGCGCCCGGACGTGCGGCCCGGTCGGAAGCTGGTGTGGTGCGCCGACATCGAGTACGGCAAGAGCAACGCCGGCAACGACAAGATCGACGCCCGCTGGTGCGTGGTGGACGACCCCGAGGGCCACGGCGCCGACGTGCGCGGGCTGTTCTACGACACGCTCACCCTGACGCAGCGCGCCGCGTGGCGCGTGCAGCAGCTGGCCAAGGCACTGGGGCAGACCGCGCCCTGGGACGCGCTGGACCCCGAGGCCACCTGGGCGGTGCTCACCCGCCGCCCGCTGTGGGTGACGCTGGCCGAGGACACGTACAACGGCAAGACCCGCGTCAAGGTGCAGGAGTTCGCGCTGTTCGGCGGCGAGGTCACCGAGGCGATGGAGGACACCATCAACGAGGCCGAGCAGTGGTGCCGCGAGGGCAAGGCCAAGCGCGCGGCGGGCGGTGGTGGCGGCGGGCGCCCCGCGCCGGGTGGCGGCGCTGGTGGCGGCTACCCGCAGGACGAAGACATCCCGTTCTAACCTGCACCGACGCGCCCACCCGGAGTCAGCACCGGGTGGGCGTTGTCGTGTGCGCTGACAGCAGGAGGCAGGTATGCGCGACGTGGTGCTGCGTGCGACGTGGTGGGGGGATGCGAGGGTGCAGCTGCTGGACGCCCAGCAGCGGCTGGTGCTGCTGTTCCTGACTGCGGAGGCCGACAGGGATGGCATCGTGCAGGTGGACAGCGCGCAGCTGGTGCCGCTGCTGCCGCTCGGGGCTGAGCGCCTGGACGCGGTGGCCGTGGTGCGCCGGCTGGAGCAGGCGCAGCTGCTGGCGCTGTGGGCGCAGGATGGGCGCACGTGGGCGTGGCTGGTGCGGCAGCACGAGGACCAGCCGGCCACGGGTGCGCTGGCGCTGCCCCGGTGCAGTGACCGGCCAGCCCCGCCGCGCGACGTGGTGCTGGGCCTGCTGGAGCGGCAGCTGGGGCGCCCAGCCACCGCTGCCGAGGGCAAGCGCGCAAGCCCGCGCAGCTGGGGGCTGGTGCGGCAGGCCCCGCCCAGCGCAGCGCAGGACGTGGAGCGCGTGTGGGCGGCGTGGCGCGACCGGCAGGCACGACCCGGCGCGTGTGTGCTGGCTGAGGCTGTGCAGCGGCAGGTGCGCGCGGCGCTGCAGCAGGCCACCGCCGATCAGCTGGTGCAGCTGGTGGCGTTCGCCTACGAGGCCGACGAGCCAGCCGCCCGGTTCTGGCGCGGGCAGAACGACCAGCGCAGGACGTACCTCGGGCTGGACAACCTGCTGCGCCTCGGCAAGCTGGCCGACCGCCTGCAGCTGGTGGAGCAGTGGGTGGCGCGGCAGCAGCCGGCAGCGGGCGGCGATGGTACGGACCTGGGGCCGCTGGCAGCGTACCGGCGGCGCGGCCCGGCGGGCACCACCACCAGCCCGGACCCGCGCCCGCCCAGGCTGGCGGCACAGTGCGCCGCCATGCTGCAGCTGTTCGTGCGGCGCGGCGCCGAGGGCGTGCGCACGCACGAGCTGGCCGAGCTGGCGCTGAAGTATTCCAGCCGCATCAGCGAACTGCGCGGGTACGGCGCCGATATTGCCGTGGTGGAGCGGCACGACGACGGGGACAACGTGTACCAGCTGCTCAACCCTGAGCACGTGGCGCACCTGCTGGACGGAGGCGACCGTGGGCTGGATTGACGAGGTGAAGGGCGCCGCCACGGTGGCGCAGGCGGCGCAGGCGGTGGGCCTGCGGGCAACGCGCGGCGCGGGGCTGACACCCTGCCCAGCGTGCAAGGCCGAGCAGCGCGGCGGCGACGACAGGCGCGGCCCGCTCGGGGCGCGCACGGACGGCCAGGGCTGGCGGTGCTTCCGGTGCGATGCGTCGGGCGACGTGCCCGACCTGCTGGCGCTGGGCTGGCTGGGCGGGCGGCTGCGTGAGCTGTCACCCGAGCAGCGCACGCAGCTACGTGAGCGGTGCGCGGCGCAGGGCTGGTGCGCCGCCGACGACGCGGGGCGCGCTACAGCCTCCAGGGGCGCGCCTGCGGTGCGCAGGCTGCCCACACCTGCCCCGCAGGCGCAGGCCGCGCCCAGGGCGCCCGTAGCGCCGCCAGCGGCCACGCCGCAGCAGGGCGGCCCGTTCGGGTGGCGGCCCGAGCTGCCTGCAGAGTGCGAGGCCGCCCTGTGGTCAGCTGACGGCGCGCAGGTGCTGGCCTACCTGCAGGGGCGCGGGTTCAGCGAGGAAACGCTGCGGCACTGGCGCGTCGGGGCGCACCTCGTGCGCGCCAGCGACGGGCGCGTGCTGGAGCAGTACGTGGCGCTGCCCGTGCTGGATGCCAAGGGCGAGGCGATGAACGTGCGATTCCGCAGCGTGCCGGGCACCTGCCTGCGCTGTGGCGGCACAGGCTGTGAGCGGTGCAAGGCGGGGCAGGTGAAAAAGGTCTACCTGCGATGCCCAGGCGCGGCCAGCACGCTGTTCGGTGTGCACCAGCTGGACGGCTCGCCGGACAGTGAGGTGGTGGTCACCGAGGGCGAGCTGGACGTGCTGGCCCTGTGGCAGTACGGGCTGCGGGCCAACGTGGTCACGGGCACGGCTGGCGCTGGCACGTGGCTGGACGAGTGGCTGGACGTGCTGGAGCCTTACCGCAGCTTTCTGCTGGCTTACGACGCCGACGACGCGGGGGAGCAGGGCGCGCAGGCGCTGGCGGCCAAGCTGGGGCGCGAGCGGTGCAGCAGGGTCAAGCTGCCGGCCAAGGACGCCGCCGACTGCCTCGCCGCCTGCGTCGGGCAGCGCACGGTGCACGCCGCGCTGGACGCGGCAGCGCCGATGCTGGACGTGAAGCTGGTGCGCGTGGACAGCTACGCCGACGCCATCGAGCAGCTGGTGCAGCGCCCTGCAGAGCTGCGCGGGCTGCCGACGGGCAGCGCCAAGCTGGACGAGGCGCTGGGCGGCTGGCGGCCCGGCCTCGTGGTGGTCACGGGTGACACGGCAGCGGGAAAGACCTCGTGGACGACGTGGGTGGCGCGCGAGCAGGCGCTGCGCGGCGTGCCGGTGATGCTCACGTCGTTCGAGCAGCGCCCCATCGGCACGGTGCAGAAGCTGCTGCGCGCCCAGCTGGGCGGCGACTTCTCGCACGCCAGCGAGCACGAGCGGCGCGGGGCGATGGCGCAGCTGGGTCAGCTGCCGATCTACGTGCTGGATCACTATGGCGAGCTGGGCGTGCAGCAGGTGCTGGAGGCGGTGGGCTACGCTGTGCGGCGGCGCGGCGTGCGCGTCGCTGTGGTGGACCACCTGGGGTTCCTTGTGACCGGCGCAGAGGACGAGCGCCGCGCAATCGAGGACGCCGTGCGGAAAATGGCTGTCTTTGCCGTGCAGCGCGATGTCTGCATCGTGCTGATCTGTCACCCGAACAACCTGTCAGTGACGCAGCAGCGGCGCGTGATGCTGGGCGATCTCAAGGGCGCAAGCGCAATCCGGCAGGACGCGCACGTGGGCATCGTGGTGGAGCGCATCCTGCCCGGCAGGGCGGTACAGCACCCGGCGACAGCCGTGCACGTGGACAAGTGCCGCAGCGAGTTCGGCCTGCAGGGCGCCCGCGTGGTGCAGTTCTACGACCCGGAGAGCTGCGTGTACGCCGACACCTGGGAGGGCACACCGGCAGGGCGTGCTGGGCGCGGGTCCGCGCTGGCAGCGCAGGCTGCTGGCGGGCAGTAAAAAAGTTCTGCCGTTCCCCTTGCGTGCCTAACCGCGCCCGTGTTACACCCGTGGTGTCAGCAGTGCGGCATACCGCCGCAAGGAGGTCAAAGTGAACAACGAGCTGTCCAATCAGAGCACCAGCGAACTGCGCGAGATTGCACGTGGGAATGGACCTGTGGCGCAGTGCGCAGCGCGCATCATCGCCGAGCGCGAGGCCGCCAGCGCCCGGCTGGAACGGGTGTGCCGCGAGGTGGCGCGCGAGCGTAGTGGCGGCGCGCGGTGAAGCGGGTGGTGGATGCGCTGTGGGGCGCGCTGGCAGCACGGGCTGCTGGCGAGCAGTAGAAAAGTCCTGCCCATCACCTTGCGTGTCTAACCGCGACCGTGTTACACCCATGATGTCAGCAGCGCGGCACACCGCCGCAAGGAGGCCACAATGTCCAGCCTGTTCAGCATGATGCGTTCTTTCTACGACAGCACCAACGTCCTGCCTAACGAGGTGATCAGCGTCGTGAACCACGGCGCCACCGTGGAGATCAAGGTGGTGCTGCCCGACGGCAGCAGCTGCACGTTCCTGTGGGACGGCACCAGCTACGTCGTGTTCGCCGACAGCGACGCGGTGCACGCATGAACCGCGCTGTCTCCAAGGTGCTGGACGGCGCCGTGTACGTGGTCGCTAACGTCGCCATGGCCGCGCCGTTCGGCCTGCTGGGCGCACTGATGGTGTGGGCGTTCCTGCAGCCGGACCCGGTGCAGGAGGCCAAGGGGCGCGAGGCGCACGCGCAGCTGCTGGAGCGCCTGCAGGCCGACGAGCAGCGGTGCGTGGACGAGACGCTGCTGCCCGTGCGGGTGGCCCGTGAGGCCACCGACGCGGAGGTCGCGGACGCGCACCGCTGGTGCGACCGCACGAGCGCGTGGCGGTAAAAAGCAGACCACCACCTTGCGCGGGTAACCGCGCAGGTGTTACACCTGTGGTGTCAGCAGGAGGCCAGCATGACCCGCAGCACCACCACCACCCGCACCCGCGCCGTCGCGTACCTGCGCGTGAGCACCGACAAGCAAGCCGACACCGGCATCAGCCTGGATGCGCAGCGCGCCAAGGTGCAGCTCTACGCCGACCTCTACGACGTGGAGCTGGTCGAGGTGGTGGTGGACGCGGGCGCAAGCGCCAAGACGCTGGAGCGCGAGG